GGATTATCAGGAGATCCTGGAAGAGAATGAACCGGTTATTGTGGAGCAACCGGAAGGTATTACAATCGTTGATATTCCATCAAAGCTAGAGTTGTACGAAGAAGTATCTGAGAAAACCGATATCGATATTGCCAGGGAAGAGAATCAGAAAGCTCAGATGTATCTGGAAATGATTACAGAAGAGTTTAGTCAAAATGATATCAGAGTCCGGAAGCAGAAGATATTAGTTGCAGCACTGGCAGGATATATCCATGATCTAGATATGGTATTGAATCCTCCGGAAGAACCGGAACAGCCGGAACTTCCAAAACTCAAGAATAATGACCAGCGGAAAGAATGGCTAAATAACTATAAAGAATGGGGATTATGGTACCGGGACGAAAACATAGATGTGAATTATTACAAGTATGATTTCGAAGATGGCAGCAGGCTGGTGGTAGCAGAGTATCCTCAGAGAGAACAAGGTTGGAAATGCGTGCCTCGTGATGAGCATTATTATCATCTATTGGAAAAAGGGAGAAGAAAAGCAGGTACCACAGATGAAATTTATGATCACCAGTATATACAATATGCAGACAGTGAAACGTATTTAGTGGAATTCCTTAAGAATTTGCAGAAGGGAGAGAAGTAGATGACTCCGGCGGAAAAACAGGAAGTAATCTGGATGTTTCTAGATCAGGGATTGAGCTATAAAGAAAGAAGCCGTTATTGCAGTTCCAACATTTATGGGAAAGAAGCAGCTATTCCGGATTGATCGTGTCAGTACGGTCACAGAGGGCGATGACACTATTACTGCAGTTGCTTATCCAATTTTCTGGGATTCTGCAGATGACCTGTTCTTACTCGATAGCAGACCGACGGAAAAGAGCGGTCAGGAAGCATTAGATATTATGCTGGCCGGAAGCAAATACATGGCACAGTCCGATATTACCAGAACGGCTACGGCATATTTTGAACGACGCAATATGATGGACGCTTTGAATGGAGAAGATTCACCGACTTTCATTCAGAGGTGGGGTGGCGAAATACTGTACGATAATTACAAGATTATTGTGAATGATCGTGTCGGAGGAGACTATGGAGCAGAGGTCCGGTATCGCAAGAATATGAATGGTGTGCAGTCAGATATCAGTATGGAGAACGTGGTCACGCGTATTTTGCCGGTTGCCTATAACGGTTACACCATTGATGGCAGCAGTGCATGGGTGGATTCACCTAATATCAATAAGTACGCAAAGGTGTATACAAAGGAGATTCGTTTTGATGATGTAAAAATGGAGGAAGACGCATCGGAGAACGATGAAGAAAATGGAACAATCGTTTGTAAGAGCCAGGAGGAGATTGATCAGGCGCTGATCCAGCGCTGCAAGGAACAGTTTGAATTAGGAATAGATCTGCCGGCAGTGACACTAACAGTTGGAGTTGTGGACCTGGAAGGAACAGAGGAGTATAAGGATTTTAAAGATCTGGTCAAAATCGGGTTGGGTGATACAGTCCGTTGCTATAATAAGAAACTTGACATTTCTACAGAAGCCAGATGTATCGGTATGAAATGGGATTGTATAAGAGACTGTGTGGATTCAGTGACGCTGGGAGATTATCAGACTACATTTGTACAGCAGATGGTCAGCACGATTGAAAGAATTTCCTCGGTATTTCGAGACGATGGAACACTCATGGCAGATAAGATTGCCGGTGTCCTTGATGCGATGCAGACACAGCTCCGGTATCAGCAAAATGCAGCGAAACGAATGACGGTACGTGCGATACTCTTTGAAGATCTGGATGAGACAAGTCCTCTGTATGGAGCTATGGCAATGGGAACACAGGGGTTGGAAATATCTAAGACACGTACTGCAGATGGACGGAATTGGGATTGGACCACAGCAATGACTGCAGAAGGAATTATGGCAGGAACAATCATTGCCGGAATTATATCAGATAAGACTGGGAAGAGCTGGTGGAATCTGGATACCGGGGAAATGCAGATGACCGGACGGTTCAGACAGTTTACGTCAAGCGGACTCAAATCATTGGACATACATGATAATAAAATTGATCTTTTTGCATGGGACAGTGATGGACATTATGTAGGATCCTTTCGAGCTGGAAGTGCACTTGACAAAAGATACAAAAGTGTAAGCATTGTAGCTAATTGCGGAGATCAAGTAACGTTGGGCGTATTAAGAGAAGGAGAAGAAAGTGGAGGAATTTCTGATCCTGTATTTTCCGGCGCTAAGGGTTTTACAGCGATGTATGCGGCTGATGGAAAAGGAAATGAACAAGAGATTATCAGTGCAGCATTTGATGATGAAGTTCCTTATATACGTGGAGGCGCAAATGGATTCTTCTCAGCTTGTGGAGAAAAAATAGATGTGCAAAGTGGATTAATAACAAATATTCCAGAGGCAACAGTATTTAGTGGAACTCTTGATCTTATAAGTGGGTTGGGTTGGAATGGAAATGGAATAACGGAAGTTGATCGTACCAAAATAACTGTAAAGCATGGAGCAATAATTAATTACACTGAAAGTACAGAGCATTATTAAGGAGCATTACTATGAATAGCGGGAAATCAAAAGGACAGAATTCAAGGTCAAATGAAGAGCCAGGGAATGCTATGGAAAAAGAAAAAAAATAAGAAAGAAGGTGAGGACGACGGAAGTAAATAAGATTGTTACAGTAGTATTAAAAAAAGACGACATTTCGTATGCCGATGAAGCTTATCAGTGGAACTACGGTCAGATCTTAAGGATTCAAGGTGGTAATCTTCCAAAAGTAGTAGAGGTGCATTTTTCACTGGAGGAGACAAGCGGAACTTCTGTGACCAGAATCGGAACGACAGTAGATGGCGTGACGGAAGTACCAATTCCTGACAGCTACCTGGAGAACAACAACTGTTCCCAGGATTACACGATATACGCATACATTTATCTGGAGGACGGCACTGCTGGAAGGACAGAGCATGAGATTGCCATACCGGTCAAGGCACGTACCAAGCCGGAAGTCCCAGGGACACCGGAAGAGCCGGAGCTGTTCAGGGAGACAGTTAAGGCAGTTAATGACGCAGCTGATCGGGCGGAGCGGGCAGAGCAGAACGCCAAGGCAAGTGCGACAGAAGCCAGTAAATATGCTACCAGTGC